GTATTAAACCACCGTCCTTAGACAGCACAAATCTATCAGGTATTTTAAAAGCATCACTAGGTAATTGACCAAATAACTCTTTTCCTCTTTCATAGTCAAGAGGATCTCCTGTTTCTGCTACTAACAATCTACCAGCCTCATCTGGTGTCTTAGCTGACGCTATTAAACTAAATATACCTGCACCTATACTAGCTGCTTTAGCCATGCTGATACCTGTTCCTTTTTTATTACCTAACAAAATATTACCAATGTTAGTGTCTGTTGCAAATTCTTTTAAACCTTGACCTGATCCAAACTGAAACATCTGACCTTCTGATCCTATAAGTCCTTTAGATCCCATTTCTCCAACTGCATCTGCGGGGGAGGCCATATCACCAAATAAAAATTTACCTGCTTTTGAACCTTTAAATTGAGATGCTAAATTTTGACCAGTTGTTGTCTTGTCAAAAAACGTAGGAGCTGCAGCTAAAGCCAAATCAACAGGACTTAATCTACCTGTTTGTTTTGCTGTTCCTAATAGATATGCTGCCTCTCTATACCCTGGTGGTAAGAAAGGTGCAGCAACTCTCATGATACCAGCTATCTCTTTTGGCACCAATTTTTTAGCAATTTTTGTAAAAGGTTTTGTCGCTTTTTTAGTGATTTTTTTTACAAAACTTCCTAATCCGTATTGTTGTCTGGGTTCTTGCATTCTAGATATTGCCATTTTTCTACCTTATTTTGTTTCTCCAAATAAATCAAGACTCGGCATGATTACTCTGACATCTTTTCTTATATCAGATTCTGGTATGCCTTTAGCCTTCCAGTCTTCGTCGTTCTTATATTTTTCACCTGTTTTCATATTAGTAATCGTAGTTATTACTTCTTTTGGTTCTAATACTGGTATATCTTTCATTATGTTGTTACCTCTCTTGGCTGTATTTCTAATATTGAAGCTATAACGTGTAGCTCATTTGCGTCACTAGCTTGTACTTTTAATATCTCTTTTTCCTCCATAACTAATGGTTGAGATAATAATTCTACTGTTGTGTTAGTATCTACTGCCTTAGTTTTAAATAAACTAAATATAGCAGAGGATGAGTTAACAAGTGTGACATCTAAATTACAACTAGATCCTGAATCATTTGATACTAGTATTGATTTTACCACAGATGTTTTAAAATCTGGAACTGTATATAAAGTTGTCAAATCTGTTGTAGTTAAATCTGCTTTTTTATTTATAAAACTATTTGCCATTAATTTAAAAAGAAGTTTTCAGCTTCTACCTCATCCTTTAATTCTTGTTGAAACGTTGTATTTAATTTTTCTACAATAGCATCAAGATCTCTAACCTGAGCTTCTGCTGTACCTAAATCATACTCTTGACTAGGTCTTGTCAATACTTGTACTATCTTAGCCATTAGTCTGCAAATCCTGGGTCAAATGGGTCATCGTAATTACCTGTCTGTCTATCAAATCCACCAGAGTAACTTTTAGCCCCTGGATCATCTCTATATCGTTCATTAGCCTCTTGAGCAGTTTTAAAATCTTTTCTTGCTTGTGCTTCTTGTAAAACTCTTAACTCAGCTGCTTTTTCTCTAGTTAGTTTGTCTCGTATTTCTTTTTGTCGTTTAATTTTATCAGCTACTTTTTGACTAAACTTGTCTTGTAATTTTTTTTCATTTCTAGCAATATATCTATTATAATCTTCAATACGTTTTGCATACGCTCTTTGTAAACCGTATCTTGTAGGACTACCTATTGTGTCTCCTGTATAATTACCTTCAGCATCAAAGTTAGTGCCGAATCTTAAACCACCAGAAACAGGTGCATAGCCTGCCATTAAACCAGATTTAATTCTTCCAATACTATCTATATTAGATCTATCATCACCACCATAATACGATCTGATTGCTGTAAATCTTGGATCTGGATCACCAATTAAACCTCTAAGTATATTTCCTGTAAAACCTCCCTCCATTATAAAATCTTTTAAACTACCAAGACCTTTTTTACCTTCATCAAAAAGTTTACTTAAACCTCTTTTTTCTGGTGTTGCCTCTTTTATAAGTGGAGCGTCTGGAACAATCCCTGATTCAGCTAAGTTTTGATTATATGCTCTAAGATCTTTAAAAAATTGTCTAGTGTTAACAGGACCTATTCCACTCTCTGCTGCATAATCAAATATACTAGGTTTGTCTTCTATTGGACTTATTTCTATACCAGATGGTTCTTGTTTGTATGGATCATAAGCATCTCCAAATATTCTAGAAAAAAAATCTTTGTCTGTAATATTTCTTATATCAACTGGAGTGTCATCATCTTTAAATAAAAAATTTTTTGCTCCTGGTGCACCACTTGTAAAATCATTTACACCTTGAAAAATGCCGCTTCCACCACCGCCACCACCGCCTTGTGTAACTGCAGCAGGCACACCTCCACTAGCTTTTGCTTCTTCTATAAGATCCATCATGTAATCATTGTAATCTTTTAATAAGAATGGACTTTTAATACCAAACTGGTCTCTTACTGCTAATAATTCTGTGTTAGGAACTCTTGTTACCATTATCGTCTTCCATCTGGTTGTATATCTAATCTAAACGTGCCTAGCTTCCAACTTTGGTTAGTTGAAGTATTGGCGATCTTTAATGAGATAGCTCTAGCTCTTGCACGAGTATCTACTTTATCAGTGCTGCTTGTAACTGTAAAGGGCCCTAATGAAGAACTAGCTTGTGAACTGTTTGAATAATTACGTAAATTTAACGTGACTTGTGTATCACCTGTTTGAGATATAAAATCTGGTACAAATCTTCTTATTTTCATAATAAACTCACCATCTCCTCTAAGGTCAGGCATACCTGTCGTTTGTCCAGTAGCTGCTCTTCTTTGAGTAATATCAAAATCTCCAGAGGATATATTAGCAGTGATAGCAGTCACAGATCCACCTTTAACTTGATCTGTCCCTGTTTCATGTTGATAGTATGTTGTTCTACCTTCTGTGTTGCCTACAACATCAAAAGAAGAATCGTTTGCTGCATCGTATTCTGTTGCGTGTGGTTTACCAAAGACAGCAGAATCCTGCCACATTGTTCTTGCCAATGTTCCTACTGTCCATACAGGTCTTCGTGGTGAGGAATCAAAATAGTTGTATGCAACCATTCTATTTACAACAGATGATGAGGAAGTTGGATAAAACCATATGACTTCACCAAAAAGGTTGTTTAATCCAGCAGATACCATTTGGTTACCAGAGTCTAAATTTATGTCATCATAAACATGATCTTCTACTAAACAAGGTAATGATTCTAGTTTACCAGCGTATCTAAAGAAACCATTCTCTGACATCCAGTATGCAGAACCATCAACCTCTACACACGCGTTCTGTCCAACAAGTCCACAGTTTGTGCCTACTTGTGCAAACGCAAAGGTAAATGGTTGACCTACAAAACGTTGTGTAAATAATGCCGTGTCAGTCCAAACATAGATTGCATCTCTACCTCTGATTGCTCCTCTGATCTGTGATCCATCAGCCAGTCTTTGTGTACCAGCAGTATTAGTTGCTGTAGGTGTGTAAGTATTTATATCTTCTTGATCCGAAAATCTAATGAACATATCGTCCTGTGTACCCACATCTCCTATTGTTGTTTCTGTTCCAAAAAATACTAAGTGTCTATCAGGTGTAGATACTATCATGTGTCTTGATGCAGTAGGTGCGCCAGTTATAATTGCAGCTCTTGTGTCTGTAGCATTTGTTAAACTAGAGTCCCAAGAAAATACTGCACTGTCGTGTATTAAACAAATCGCTTTATCACCAAAGTTATCAAGTGACCACATACCAGGTTCTAATACCAAGTCTCCAGATGCAGCTTCGCCCCAACCAATAAAAGTAGTTGTACTAGTAATTGTTGCACCTGCACTATGGGCTGATTTTGTAGTTCCACCCACCTCTCTAGTAACACCTGTAAGTTCTCCTGTTGCTGCAATACCTGTGTAAGATATTTCTTCACTACCTATTTGTATAAAGTTTGTACCTGCAGTTGGAAACTGTGATGCATCCACTAATATAATACCTGTTGTTGCTGTATCTGTAATACCATTTTGTAATGTGGTTGTTGGATTACCAGCGACTGTACCACCCCAAGATCCTAGTGACCAACCAAAACCTTTTGCTTGCACTGCTGGTCCTACTGGATAATAGTGTTGTACTCTTATACCACCTGATGTTGTTGCACCAGATCCTGACTCATTTGACGGCATCGTTATAGTTAGTGTTGTGCTTGTAGGCACAGTCGTTACCATAAATTTTTTATCATTAAAATCAGAGGCACCAAAATTAGAATTAGTTATAGAGGAAAAATTATCTAACAATATAATATCTTGTGCTGATATGCTATGTGGACTGGAAAAAGTTATTGTAACTGTAGGTGATCCGTTGGTCGTGGTGAATGCACTTGTAAGCGTGGTTGTAGATTTAATAGGGTGTATATCATAATACACACCGCCAGAGAAAGCATATAAAATTCTGTTTGTACCAATGATTGCGTATTTTCTAGATAAACTATTTACAAAATGATGTAGTCCTCGACCAGCACCTGTAAGATTACTATCTCCCAGTTGCTTCCAACCACCTATTTTTTCAGGTGTTCCATAACGAAATCTAACATTATCACAATCTACCCACTGACTCTCTGCTCCAGTTTCTGTGACTTGTTTGTTAATACCTGGCTGAAAACCTATCTTTTGTAGCATAATAATCCATTATACCCATTTTATAGTTAATTAATAGATTAAAAGCAGGGAGAGGGTGTGGTGGTGTCTCTCCCCACCAGTCTATTGTATAGACTATTTTGTAAAATTAGTCAACTTTGCACCCTTAAACCATCCAGGTAGTCCTAACAAAGGTCTCTTGTCTAATGCGTTTTCTTTAGCAGATTTAGATCCTTTTCTGTTGTAGTGTAAAAAAACTTGACCACAATCTTTTCCTGTAAAAGGTTCTCTCCAATGTTCTAATTCACATCCAGAATATATTAACATATCTCCTGGTTTAAGATCTACCTTAACACCTGCTCCTCCTTTATTACCTGTCGGATCAAGATATATAGGCCAAGGATCGCCTCCTAAATTTAACGTGGTTGATATTTCACATGAGTATCTATCTTTGTGTCTAGCTAAAATATCTCCTGCCTTATAAATTCTTGCATAAGAATAAGTTTCACTTAATTTTAATTTTGTATGTTTTTCCATAACAGGTTTTACTTCTTGTAATAATGTTTCCATGGCTATATCTGAATAATGAGAATAAGTATTTGGAACTTGGGGATCATTCCATATACCCCAATACTCTGTAAACGGTGATATGTATCTAGAATCAAATAATACTTTAGCAACATTTCTTTTATTTAAAAAATATTTATAAACAAAATCTGCTAATTCTTTTGATATTGCATTTTTTAAAACTGTATATTTGTTATTTTTGAACGACATTTAAAACTCCTTTTGGTATTGCTTGAATATTCCAGTGTATAAATCTAAATGGTTTATACCCCATATCAACAATGTATTGATGTGGCATATAAGATGGAAAAAACATCATTCTGCCTGGTTTAACTTGATAATGAATTTGAGATGAAGCGTAGGTCATTTTTGTTTTATCTTTTTCAGGTAAAAGATTCATTAAATTTCCAGGTCTTGGGTCTTCAAAAACAGGGAGCGATGTAGACTCATCAGCTTTTAAAAAATAAAAACCAGACATATGTCCATTCCAATGCGTATGTAATGTATGGCTGCCCCCACCTTTTTTTGCAAATTCTTGTACCCATAACTCTGTAACAAATAATTGAAAATTAGTTAAATCAAATCCCATTTCAGTTAATAAATTATGTGCAGTTGCGCCTATATAATTTTGCAAACCTGTAAATGCAGGATCACCTATTAAAGAGGTAGAATGAAATACTTGTCCCATATCACCTTTGTCTCCAAATTTTTTATTTCTATCATCAATAGTTTTTTTTAAATTTTTTTTAGATGCTGCAATATATTTATCTGATACTTTATTAAGTGATTTTACAAATCCTGGTTCATCTGCCCACCAAATAGGGCATTTAAAATGATCCTCTCTTGCTAAACTTTGTGGATATTGTAATTTTTTCATATTCTATTTAAATGGTTGTCCTAAATTCCAAACTACTAAACTATATCTTGATCCTTTTTTAACTGGACATACTCTGTGCCATACATGTGAAGGAAAAACAACAATAGAACCCCTAGGTAATATTTCGTTACATTTGTGAACATTACGTTTTTTATCAGGGTCCATATTTCTAAAATCAAATTCTAGCTCGCCACCTTTATAATCTTTTGGATCTGATAAAGAACAAGTTACTGATAGTTTTCTTGTCTTGCCATGTAAACCCATGTCATCGGGTCTGTTATAAGGACTCTCCCAACTATCACAATGCCAATCATAATATTGGCCTTTATTATATTTTGTAAATTGACATGCTTCGGAATAATCCCACTCGAAATTCCATCCAGCATTTGCATTAGCCCTATGAACAAATGGTTGAATTTCTTTATGTATCCATCTTTCATTTAACCAAACTATATTAGAGTCTCTTTTTTTCTTTAAATCGTGAATATCTTTTTTTGATAAATTTTTTTCTTTTGCATTTCCAGTCAAAGCCATTTGATCGTTTATTGACTGCGCATATTTAATTATTTCATCACAGAACTTAGGACTTAAGGCTGAGATAAAATACCAATAGTGATGTTTTAAATTCATATTTCTTTATGAATTAACCTTACACTACTATTAAAAAAATTAAAGAGTTAAAACGCCTGTTACAGTAAATTTAGCTGTTTTAGTTGAAGGTGTAGAACTACAAGTAACAATAGTATTTGTACATGGTGTTACAGCCATAGATGGAGGTGCATTTGTAACTTTAATTGCAGCAAAGCCTGATCCACCTTCTCCTGCGCATGTGCATCCAAAATTACCACCACCGCCTCCGCTTCCTGTATTAGCGGCTCCATTTCCTCCATTTGAACCTGGACTAGCACCAGCTCCACCACCACCAGGTCCACCGTCTCCTGGATTAGGATTAGGTGTACATCTAGCTCCACCTCCACCACCACCAGCTAAAGTTCCTGAATTAGGTAAAGGAGTTCCTGGAAAACTTGGTCCAACAGATTTACCATTTCCACCATTACCACCGTGATTATTACCCGAACCAGATGAAGAACTACTTCCAGCTCCTCCAGCTCCGCCACCACCACCAGCTGCTACAGTTGCTGGGTTGGCTCCAGCTCCACCGTTATTTCCAAAACCATTAACAGAACTATATCCAGGTTGTGATCCTTGAATAGCTAAACCACCTGCTCCTGTTGCTCTGTTTCCTCCACCACCAGACCCACCATCTAAACCTGAACATCCTGCTCCTCTTCCACCACCTTTAGCAATTAAAAAATTTATAGTTGAATCTTCACCAGTAGTTCTTTTAGCTCCGCCACCACCGATCGTAATTGTATTAGGTCCTGTTGTTAAGGCTAAACTATTTGGTTGTAATATAAGACCACCTGCTCCGCCACCACCAAAACCTACGTCAAAACTAGTTGGACCACCACCTCCGCCACCACCAGCTACTAATAATATATCAGCTGAAACAGCTGTTTTTGAAATTCCTGCCCATGTACCATCTGCAACTGCACTTCTTTGTGCACATAGACTCCAAACACCACTTGCTTTTGTTAATTCTTTTATAAGGACAATACCAGACCCACCCGCTCCTGACGGTCCTGGTCCTGGTCCACCATTACAAGCACCAATACCACCATTTGCTGTATTCGCAGCTTGGGCTGGTTGTGGTCCAGATGGACTTGGATTAGTGCCTGGCCCTGAAGAGTTAGCGTCCCCTAAGCCACCTCTACCATATACTCCACAGTTTGGTACACCTGAGTAAGTTGATGAAACATCTCTACCTGCTCCTCCAGCTGAGTTTGCTCCTGGATTACCAGCAGCTGTAGCACCACCACCCGATCCACCTGGAGAGGGGTTACCACCTCCACCTGGAAAACCTTGACCACAAGTTCCTGATCCTACAGTTCCGTTTGCTCCAGATCCACCACCAGATCCTCCTGGATTACCAGCTACACCTGGTCCACCACCTGCACCTCCAGCAACAGCTGTATAAGTTGTGCTTCCTACCACTAAAGTTGAGTTTGATCCATTACTTCCAGCACCACCTGAAGATGGAGCAGGATGTCCAGCTCCACCACCACCAATAGTCGCTTGACCTAAAGTTTCACCTCCACCCACAGATATACATTGAAATATAACACCACCAGCTCCACCGCCACCACCATCTCCTTTTCCACCACCGCCACCACCAGCAGCTATTACTGTATTAATAGTTCTTGTATTTGGATTAGTGATTATTGAAAGACATGAAGGGCTACTTGAAGTAAAAATAGTCTGTCCCTGCAAACCTGCAGATGATTGATTTTTTACTCCTATTACGCCGCCATTTAAGTTTCGTGTTGTTGTTCCCATTCAATTTAATCCTTTTAACTAGGGATCCAGACTAAATTACCATGATCCCAATTGTATTCGTTTCCGTTTTCGTCTCTACCCATCCAAACTTGACCAGACTCATCCCAAAAACAACCTATTAATATTCCATTATGTTCTCTTGTTGAGGGATATGCTACAGGAGCATTCCAATCAAAAGTTGTCTCATTTAAACTCCATGAAGGGAATGGTTGAGGTTGTATAAAAACATCATTTACTTCATCATAAGTATAGTTTCTACCCGCATATTGTTTTCTAAAATTATCGTTATAAGAAGTTTGAACCCATCTAACTCCAGTTTCTGAATGTGGAGTTACAGTTTTAATAAACTCTGCGGCTTGATCAGATTGATCCCCACCATTAGCATTAACATCATTATTATCAAAAACTAATACTCTAAGAACTTTATTATCTTTATCTAATTCTGCAAAATGTGCCATATTTTTTTCCTAATCTTTTATATATTTTATGCTCCCCACTGTCCATTAATTCTTCTCTCATACTGTTCCTTTTGATTAAAAACTCCAGACGCTATTAAAACTGTTTTTTCTACAATCACAACTCTTCCTGATCCACCATTACCACCACCATTAGCTGGACTAGGTGTGTTTGGACCAAACGATCCTGCTCCAGCACCACTTCCAGAATTATCTGTTGCATTACTTGCATTTGATGAACTAGGTGTGGGCTGACCTGCTGTGGCTGTCGGACCACCTGCGGCTCCGCCACCGCCTCCGCCACCACCTGCTGAGTAGTGAACACAAGATCCAGATGTGTTTAAAGTTACACCTGCACCACCTGCACCTGCACCGCCAGGGACACCATCGCCACCTTCAGCACTTTGACCACCGCCACCACCACCGTGTTGAGTAGGGCCTCCACCACCATCCCCACCATTATTACCTTGACCAGCGGTTCCAGTTCCACCAATACCTGTTCCATCAGGTTGTCCACCAGATACAGGTTGAGGTCCTGTTCCACATGGACCATTAAATGCTGCTCCACCACCCGATCCACCACTCGATCCAGCGGATCTTAACCAATTGTACGGCACATTACCTCCAGTGCCACCTCCTCCGCCACCAGTAGCAGAGTCTATTGTTGCAGTAGGACTAGCAAAAGAACTGGGATCCCCATTGCCACCACCACCGTTAAAGTTGACTCTTCCAGTTCCACCACCACCTACTGTAATTGTAAAGTTAGTAGAGGCACAAATAGTTTGATTTGTTCCTTGCACAAGACCACCACCGCCTCCACCACCTCCAGCGATAGCTCCACCACCGCCTCCACCAGCTACGATTAAATAATCAACAGCAAAAACAGTTGATGGAGATGAGTAAGTTCCTGAACTTGTAAAATTTTTTATAGGTGATGGTGATGCTATAGAATTACTAATTACTATATCAGGTCCAATTATTCCGCCATTGCCAGCCATAATTTAAACCTCCTACGCGTCGTCTATAACTTCATATGAAACAAAAAGTGTTAAGTCTGAAGCTGCGCTTGCTCCACCTTCTAATTTATCACCTTCTTCTAGATAGATAGGTGTATCTAATAAAACTAAAACCGCATCAGCTGGAACTGAAACAGTGCTAGCTATTTTAAAAGTGGCTCCAGACACAGATGATCCTGTTGCTGCTGAAGTTCTTGTTGCCTTATCAACTGCTACAGTTACATCAGCTGCATTTGTTCCATCAATGTTTGCTACTGAAATTCTATTAATTTTTACTAATTTATTTGATGCCACATGTATTAATTCTGTGGTAAGAGTTGTACCCAATTCAAAACCTTGAGACTCTCCTATGATTGATGATACCGATACTATATTTGGTGCTGCCATAATTTACTCCTTTTATCCGAATACGATTGCCATTGCAATAGCTTTTCCTGTTGTAGCAAGACCGACTCCGTTGGCTTGTACTTCGCCAGTCCCTTTTGGTATTAAATTTATACCTATGTTTGTATCGCCACCAACAGCAGAAATACTAGGATTATTGCCAGTTGCAGCGTTTGTTATGTCAAAGTGGTTTACTGCTGAAGAGGTTGTTTGAAACTGTAACTGCTCATTACCATTTTCGTCTCTAATTCCATGGTCGTCATCAAAGTCAATCATGAAAGAATTAGTGTCTAAATTACCACCTAATTGAGGTGAAGTATCGTCAACAACATCTCCTCCAAATTCTACTGCAGTTATATTTGGATTTGTTCCATCATCCGCTCTTGCAAAAGCTAATATTGTTTTACCATTTCCTATTGTAGCAGAAGAACCTGATCCACTAACATATTTAAATACAACATTTTGAGATCCTGATGTTGAGTTTTTTAATAGATAAAGTTGTTGTACATCTATAGGTATCGTAACATTTCTTGATGCTGATATTGTTCCTGTAAATTCTATAACTCTGTGTGCAAGAGTTGCACCAGTTGCTCCATCAGATACTGAAAGATCTGTATCTCCAGAATCAGATACAGCTTGTTGTGTAAATCCACCAGCTAATTGTTCTACTAATTGTAAGTTTGTATTAGTCTTCGTACCCCATGTACCAGCGTTTTCACCAGTTGCTTGAAGTTCTATACCCAAAGGGCTGAATGTTGATGCCATAAATTATCTCCTATGCAGCGTCACTATAACTTGTATTTGATCCAGTTGCAACATCCGAAATTGTACTATTCGAACCAGTTGATACATTACTATAAGACGTATTTGAGCCAGTGTCAACATCTCCATATGCGAAGATATTAACCGCTCCTACACTAGCACTAAATGATTGACCAGTTAGTCCAACCTGCATATCCACTGGAGATATTGATCCCACGCTAGCGGTAAACGATTGACCTGTTAATCCTAGCCCTTCTTCTACTGTTAAAGATCCAACACTTGCTGTTGCAGATTGACCAGTTGGTTGAGCAATAGCACTACCTAATCCTACAAGAGCTCCTAAATTAAATGATGCTGATACACCAGATAATATAGCAGTGTCATTTGGTATTGTAACAGTTCCTAAACTTGATGTAAATGATTGACCAGAAGGTGATATAGTTACATCAACAGTCGCTTGAGTAGTCCCTTGTGCTGAGGTTATTGACTGTCCAGATACTATTGCGGTATTATTAGGAGCCACAGCAGATCCTAAACTTGATGTAAACGATTGACCACTTATACCAAGAGTCATATCATTTGGTGTTATTGTACCAACAGAAGATGTTATGGATTGACCTGACAAACCTATTGTCATGTCATTTACAGTTAAAGATCCAACTGAGGAAGTTATTGATTGACCAGATAAACCAACCTGCATCTGAACTGGTGTTATTGCACCAAGGGATGATGTTATCGATTGACCTGTTAATCCTTGAGTTTGATCGGCAGGAGTTATAGATCCTACACTAGATGTTATGGAAAGACCAGATGGTTGAGCAACAGCGTCTTTTAATTCACCCCACTCATCTTCACCCCAAGATTTTGCACCCCAACCTGTTTTTAAAGTTACGGCTTCGTTCCAATTAGCCTGTCCCCAGGTTAATCGGCCCCATCCTGAAGTTACCGACATGGTCGGCCTCCTACGCTAATCTGATTATCGCGTTACTTGCGTCTGCTGCAGGAAACTCAATTTTAAAAGTTCCATT